TCGGGGATACACTCTATTTCGGATACACCGCTTCATATGCCGGGCACCGGGAGTACGGAGCTAACGGCCAGCCGGCTGACGGCTTCGTTAGGCTTGCAGCTCAGAACTGGCCCATCATTGTAGATCGGAAGGCGGCGGAGCTGAAGGCTCGTCTGGGGCTTTGACGGCTCGGTTCTTGTCGCTGCTTTGCTCGATCGCCGACAGAAGGCCAAGCTGCAGCAATGTCAGAGCCTTCCGTGCAGCTTTTAAACTAGTTTCGCCCCGAACCGTAGCTGCTTTCTCGCGCCCCAACGCGAGCAAGGCCGCATGGATGCGCTCATAGACCTGATCGTCAGTGAGAGGCGGCTTCTCAGACATAGGTAACGGATACATGGCGGCAGGCACCGACGCAATCATCTTCAGGGCGGTGACAGACCGCCTCTTAACAATGCCCGGTGTGTTGCCGGTTGCCGCGCCGAACGTCGTGTTTCCGGCGGCAGGGCAGCCGCTCCCGCCGAGATACTTTCGATTGGCGTTCCTGCCCAACCAGACACGTCAGATCACCGTGGGCGACGACCGGCAACAGAAGCGTGGATTATTTCAGGTCTCAGTCGTTTGGCCGGTCGGGCAAGGGATCATCGGCGCTCTCGATGTCGCTGACCAAGTGATCGATCATTTCAAGAACCAATCCCTATTCGCCTCTGGCGTGAAGATCACGATCAGCAGCGAGCCGTGGGCGGCAGGCCCGCTCCAAGAGGGTGAACGGGTACAGATCCCCGTCACCATTCCGTACATCGCCTTCGAACCGGAGAACTAGCATGGCAAACAAGGCAACCAAGAAGGGCAGCAAGGTCTATGTTTGCGCCACTGCCCAGAATACCGATCTCATCGAGTCCGCCTATGCGGCACTAACCTGGGTGCAGGTTGGCAAGGTCGGCAACATCGGTGATTTCGGCGCCGAGTCGACGATGAATAGCTACAATACGCTTGATGAGCCGGTGACCCAGAAACAGAAGGGCACGGCGAATGCCGGTGATCCACAGATCGAGGTCGCCTCGGTGCATGACGATGCCGGCCAAGTCATCCTGCGAACGTTCGGCAATCCTCTGAACCTCGACAACATGGCAATCAAGGTCGAGCGCAACGATGGCGGCGAGGGGTTCACGAACACGATCTTCTACAGCCGCGGCGTTGTGTCCGGCCCGCTTTATCCTGGCGGCGGCTCCGACGACTTCGAGCTCGAGCGCTTCACGATCGGCCTCAACCAACTGCCGATCCGCGTCAATCCCGCTGTAATCCCTTAATCGATAGGTGACCCTTGGACATCTCCAAACTCGTCAATTCTGAAGACCTTTTCGAGCTCAACCTCACCGGCCCGGATACCGATGAACTCGTGGGTATTCGCTTCATGATCCGCTCCGCGGAGAGCGATGCGGTAAAGCGCGTGGTCCGGCAGCATAGCGACAAATTCCTCGCGAGCCGGAAGAAGAAGCTTACGGCCAGCAAGGTTGAGGCCGAGTACCTCGACAAAGCGGCAGCCTCCGTCGCCTCCTGGGACTGGGGCGATCACAACTGGAAAGGTGAAAAGCCGGAGTGCACGTTCGAGAAGGCGCGCGAGGTCCTTGAGGAAGCTGGTTGGATTTACGACCAGGTCGCAGCAGCCTCGGAGGACCGCGCAAATTTTACGAAGAGCTTGGCGAAAAGCTCTGCGAAGCAGTAGCGATTGTCGCGCGCTACGACACCATCAAGGACAAGGATGGCGAGACCAGGCGGGAGCGCAACGAGGCGTTCGAGACAGAGAACCCGGAAGCTGAGGTGCCGGACTACGGTGCCTTCATTTGGGAATGGTTCTGGGAACTCCGGCAGTCACAGCCACCGGGGTTTTCTGGGCCGGTGCCGATCTCGAACCTCGAATTGATAGCCTGGTGTCAGGTGACCGGAAACATCGTCAGCAGGGAGGAAGCCTCGATCCTGAAGACGATGGACGTACGGTTCTGTGGTGAGATCGAAAAAGAAAGTGAGGCAATTCGAGTCCGTGAAACCGACTAGCGCTCTGGGGATTATCTATGGCAACAGGGCAAAAGAAAAACCCGAAGCGAAGCCTCGGGTTTTGGATTTCCGGAACGGAGATGTCTCCGTAGCTTTAGATGCCTACTTCGGTACCGTGCTTCATATCCGTTCTCCTTGTTGACCAAGAGGTAGCGCTGCCATTTGAAGACGTCAAGCTGCATCGAGGTAAAAATCGTAGATAGTATCCCGCGGGGCTATTTCCGAGAGATTAACGATCGTCTCTGTCGAGCCCGCTGGGATCGTAATCCTTGCCTCTAAGCCGTCAATCGATTTCAAAATTGCGACAATCGAGCGGTTAGCTAATTGATTCTCTACCACGACGACCATACGTTTTGTGTAGCGAATGGGCCTGTGCCGGTTGGCTTCCTCGCCGGCCTTGATCCAATATAAAAAGCGATGTTCTACTATGCATGGTTTGTTCGCCGGGACCTTGGCATTGAAGTCGCGTTTAATTTTGATTTCGAATTCCTCAGAATCGCCGACGTGATCCCCATCTACTTTTAAATAAGTCAAACAGGGTTTCGGTCTGCCCTTTGGTGGCGAAGAAGCATTTTCATATGCGACGCTCGAAGCAATACTTACTTCTTGATCGTCAAGATAGCATTGCAGCGCGTTAACGGTGGTTTGGCTCGTATAGAATTTGTTTTCGGCCTCATCGAAATCAAGGACAAGTATTCTCTTCTCAGAACTTGCGACGTAAGCTTCAAGGAGATTGTGAAACCTGCCGATGATATAATCGATATGAGAGCCTTCTTGCCGACGGAGCAAGTTCCGAGCGCGGGCGTCAAAAAGTTCTTGCTCTGGTCTCGCGAGTGAGACAATCGCAACAACTGAGCCGACGAGGAGGAAAAGCAACAAGCCACTTATCCACGACGCGAAAGCAGCACCTAAGAAATGCGAGGCATCCGTTGCTTGAGGAACAAATATATAGAAAGTCAGGGTGACGGTGACCGCTAGGCCGACAGACCAAAGAACGAGCTTTACACGCCAGTCTTTCCAGAGAATGCGGTTAAACAATTCTGGCAATTGTAACTCCTCAAGGCAAAGAAAATTACTGTGTTGGTGAGCGGCCTGCCTTCCGCGAGGAAAGCAGAACGGCAACGCAGAGTCGAGTCTATTTGCCGGCTCTACCCCTTATCTTCTACTTGAACTCTTCCTTGGTGCCGTCTTCGTAGACGACGCCACGAAGGCACGCGGTAACATTTACGTCGTGTCGGTCTAATTTGGCCGCTCGATCAAGTTTGGTGCCGGCAAAGGACCCGCCGGTAGTATACGTGGCGCCAATTGCCAGCTTCTCGTCAAAATCTGCAGGGATCTGTCCAATTCGCTGGCCCAGAGCGTCACTGAAAATGACGCTTGCGTCGATCATTCGGGCAGGCTTCTTCAAGGAACTTGCCAGCGTCACAGCCACCTCTGCTTCGTCGGCCTTGACGTTGACCGACCATTCTTTGATCGTAAGCAGGTTGTCATTGCAGGCAGCATACGCGTTGCCTCCGGCAAACAGGGCTGCACTCAGAAAAATATAGCGCATTTTCATCCTCCGATTGAATCGGCAGGACGATAGCGCACGTTCTTTGAAAAGGAAAAGCCATGGCCGATGTAGCCACGCTCGGACTGCAGGTTGAAAGTGGTTCCGTAGAGAAGGGCACCGAGGCCCTCAATAAGCTGACGGGAGCGGCCGCCCGCGCTGAGGCTGGCGTGGAGGGTCTGATCGCAGCCAACAAAGGAGCCACGGGTGCGGCGGCCGCAGCAGCGCAAGCATATGCGAAAGAAGGCACTGCGGCGGGTGCAGCAGCATCCCAAGTTCGTCTTTACACCGATGCCCAGGGCCGTCTCCGCAACGTCACTGGCCAGTTCGCTTCAGCACAAGACCGTGCGGCGGCCGAAGCACTTGCATTTGCCGGCGCGCTTGACGAACAGTCGGCAGCTGCCCTGCGAGCATCTGCTGCCTTGAAGGGTCTGGCTGCGAACGACAACCGCTCTGCTGGCCGCGCGAACGCGGGCAACATTGCTGCACAGTTTCAGGACATCGCGGTAAGCGCGCAAACGGGGATGGGTCCGCTGCAAATTGCTCTTCAGCAGGGTACGCAGCTGGCCGCGGTCCTTTCTTCTATGGAGAGACCAGTTCATGGATTGGGGGCAGCCTTCTTGTCGGTGCTCTCTCCAGTTAGCCTCTTGACGATCGGCATAATCGCACTGGCCGCGGCTGGCCTGCAGATGGTTGATTGGACAAAGCTGGCTCAATCGGCGCTGATAGGCTTGGCGGATGTTCTCGAAACCATCGCTCCGTATGCAGTTGCAGCTTCGGCGGCACTGGCTCTGATCTATGCGCCCGCGTTGATCGGCGGGATCGTCTCGCTGATCGCGTTGCTGAGTCGATTGGTCGTTCAGCTTGGCATTCTCGCGGGAGCTTTCATTCTGGCGAACCCTGCCGTCGCATTCGTCGCCGGTATCACGGCGGCGGTAGCGGCGGCCAACATCTTCCGCGACGAACTCGCCAAGATCCTCGGACGTGACATTGTTGCCGATGCCAAGAACGCGGTGAATTTCATAATTGCTGCCTTTGTCGGAGGCTTCAACGGCATCAAATCTGCCTGGTCATTGCTTCCTGCAGCTTTAGGAGATGTGATCTACAGCACGGCCCAACTGGTGTTGAAGGGCACCGAACTGATGGTGAATAAGGTCATCTCAATGATTTCTGACTTCATCGGCGGTACCTACGATGCGCTCAGTGGCCTCGCTGGCAAGGTCGGCCTCGACATCGGCACGTTCGGCGGCATCGATCCAGTAGATTTCGGGAAGATCACCAACCCCTACAAGGACAAAGCGATAGAAGCCGCCAGCGGCATCGCACAAGCGATGAAGGAGGCACAAGGCACCGATTTCGTCGGCGAGGGTCTCCGTGTCATTGGTGAGTACGCCTCGACGGCAGCGGGAAAGATCAAGGATCTTGCCAAAGGCCTCGCCGATGTCGAAGAGAAATCCAAGAAGCGCACCGGCGGCAAGAGCGACCAGGAGAAGTATTCCGACATCGTGGCCGGCGCCGAGCGCCAGATCGCGGCGCTTGAGGCGGAGCGTGATGCTATCGGGCTCACGGAGCAGGCGGCAGCCGTGCTCCGCTACGAGACGCAGCTCCTGAATGAAGCCCAGCAGCGCGGCATTTCGCTCACGGATGCCCAGAAGAGCGAGCTATCGTCACTTGCGCAGGTCATGGCCTCGATCGAGGAAGAGACCCGCCAGATGGGTGTCGCGCTCGATTTTGCTAAAGAAGTAACCGGAGGCTTCTTCGATGACTTCTTCGCGGGAATTGAGAACGGCAAATCGGTATGGGAGTCTTTCGGCGACGCGGCTTTGGGGGTGCTCGACCGCATCGCCGACAAACTGCTGAACGACGTCCTCGATGCCGTGTTTCAGGTCAGCGGCGCCGGCGCAGGGGCGGGCGGAGGAGGACTCCTCAGTTGGCTCTTCGGCGGTGGCTCAAAGGTGGACCCATGGGCTGGGCTGCGTGGGTATGCGAGCGGAACGAGCTCCGCTCGTCCTGGCGTCGCATGGGTTGGTGAAAAGGGGCCGGAGCTCGTCCGTTTCAAGGGTGGCGAGGAGGTCATTCCGAACCATCGCCTTCAACGACCGGGTAATGGCAACGTGGCGCCATCGGACGGTCAGCTAAATCAGAATGGGCCGCGCGAGATCATCCTTCGGGTGATTGCTGAGGAGGGGCCGATGTTCAGGCCCGTCATTCGGTCGGAGAGCCGAGGCGTCTCCGTCGAGACCATAAAACAGTATGACGCGGCGAAGGCAAACATCTACCAAAACGGCGAAGACCGCTAATCTTCGATGGATTTCCCGCCTTGGATCACGGTGAAGTTGCTTTCGCCGCTCTTAGCCTTCCTCATTGATGTGAGGAATTCCTCCATTTCCTGCGCCATTACCTCGAAGGCACGTCGTGCACCGGACCGCTGCTCGGGTGTCAATTTCGGATCACCCGCGAATTTCTCCGCTGAGTTGATGTTCGATTTACGGGCGTTCTCTGTCATGGCCATCAGCGCCTCGTACTGAGATTCATCGATGTTCGATAAAGCGCTTGCAACAAACATAAACATAAAGCGATGGGCATTCGCCCTGAATTCCAGGTCCGATACTTGCTTGACCAGCTTGCTGTGTTCATCGGCCAAGAGCTGAAACACCTGCTGGGTTGTCCCGCTGAAATCGATTGTCCGCACTGATTCCGCTCCCTAATTCCCTACCGCTGCATATTGCGGCCATTACCCTGGATTGCAACCAACATGCCTGATCCGATTCTGTTGCCGACGCTGCCTTGGCGAGACTGCCAGTTTGATCCCATCAATCCGACGGACGTTTCGATGATGGAGGGCCGGCGTTCCGAAGAGCAGGCCGCCGGCACGCCTTTCTGGAAGGCGCAATACACCACGAACTGGATGACGCCAGCCTTTTACGGACTGTTTGATGCCTTCGTGATGAAGTCGAGTTCGCGAGGTGCACCATTTCTCGGATACGACCTGTTCCGGCCACGCCCAATCGCGCACAACAACGGGAAACCTCTCTCCGGCACGAAAGCAGGGGGAGGGGCATTCAATGGCGGCGCGGTTCTGCAGTCCATTACTAACAGCAGAACCATCGTCGTCTCAGGTCTGCCGGCTGGTTTCAAGCTATCATCCGGAGACTATGTCGAGTTGCGGAAGTCGGTGTTGATCCGATCCCTTCATCGGATCGTCGAGAACGCCACGGCGAACGCTAGCGGCGTGGTCACGCTCTCGATCATGTTTAGTTTGGACACCCAGCATTTCACTACGTCGGCGACAGTCCATCTCGAGAAGCCGTCGTGTGTCATGAGTATTGATCCGGGCAGTGTGGCGGCACCGAAATCGTGGGCGGGTCGCGAAGCCTCATTTTCCGCTACGGAGATGTTTTTCTCATGAGTGTGTTGGATCCAGCTGTCGAGAGTGCGCTCGAGACCGGCCGCCTTGCACGGCTCGACCTCATCCGCTTCGATTTACCCGGCAAGACCGTCGGCTACCATCGTGGTGGGAGGCCCTACACCTATAACGGTCTGACCTATCTTCCGAACCGGTTTCTGGAGCCGGGCGACCTGGTCAGCGCCGTCGGCGTCGCCGTGACGACGCGGACTATCGTCTTCTCAAACATCCCAGTTAGCAACCCCGAGGACGCAGTCTCTCAGATTGAGCAATATAACTATCAAAATGCTCCGGTGATCATCTCCCATCTGGCGGGAGATCCCGAAACGGACGCGGTCCTCGGGAATCTCGCCTCATCGATCTACGAGATCGACCAGGTGCGCTATAACGAGGGCGCGGTTTCCGGCTCCGAGCGGACGCTGACGATGATGATCGACCTGCAGCCGCCGGGACGCTCGGCGCGGGGCTCGACGGGCGTCAAGCGATCGCAGGCCGAGCAGCAGTTCGACAATAATGCGACCGACACTGGCCTGGAGCTCGTGGCGACGAATGCGACCATCCCCGAGGAATGGGGCCAGGTGAGCCGATAGGAGTTCCTTCGATAAAAAACCTAATAGATTACAAGTCCTCAGGGCGTGAGCCGCACGAATGTCCCGGAGACGCCAACCAAAGACTGAACACGATAGCCTCTTCGATTGGCCCCAGCTATACGCAGGTCAACGGCTCTGTTGTTATGACAATCGATCCTGCCGTGTTTTGTCCGTCGCCTGCTTCAACT